GAAGAAAAAGATTTTGTAGAAAAATATGAAAATATTTTAACGGAGGAAACTTTGTGTTACACATATTATTTGTACTCTTTGAGTTTGGAAGAAAGCGTTGAATATTTGTTGAACAACAGTGACATGTATTCAAATAAAAATGATAATTATTATTATTAACTCTAGATATCATTTAGTATAATTTGTTTATTATTGAGATTATATATTTCGCTAATAATAATAATAATGACCAATCCTAAATATGTCGGCATTTTAGATTTCGAAGCAACATGTGATGATCTAATTAAATTTTATGATAATGAGATAATTGAATTTCCTACAGTACTACTTAAATTGAACGATAATGGTACTTATGATGTTATATCTGAATTTCAAAGATATTGTAAACCATTAATTAAATCGACTTTGACGAATTTTTGTACAGAATTAACAGGAATAACGCAAGAACAAGTGGACAATGGTATTAATTTTCCTGAAGCACTTAAAGAACATTGTAAATGGATTGCAAATTTTGTTGAACACGGTGAAAAAATTATATTTATGACAGTGGGAAACTGGGATTTAGGTACAATGATGCCTCAAGAATGTAAAAAATGGAATTTAGTGCCACCAACTATTTATCATAGTTTTGTTAATATTAATGGTGTTTTTTCTGATTTCTATAAAACAGCAAGTGGTGGTATGAAGGGAATGTTAAAATATTTAAAAATAGAATTAACAGGAAAACATCACAGTGGTATCGATGATTGTCGTAATACTGCGAAAATATGGCAAAGATTGGTTACTGACGGTTGTGTACTAAGAAATGAATTCATTTCTGTAACAAATATTTTGGATTATAAAATCTTGCATCCGAATAGTAAAAAAGAAAAAATAAAAGAAGAAATTCGTGCTAAAAGACTAGTGAAAACCAATTAACGTTTGTTTATTAAATATTAAATATTAAATATTAAAAATGAAAATAACAATGATTAATGTAACTTATTATCAAAGAATAATAGTAACGATTATGGATAATACTTATCGGGTGAATATTATAATTATTTTGATATTAATAAATGTTTATTGCGTATTAACTAATATTCAATCTCTCTACTTTTTTAAACCTGGAAATTACACTTTGAGTAAACAAGATTACAATAACTCAGATAATTTAATTATTGAAATGTGGGGAGGTGGGTCAGGTAGCTATATTACTTATTACAAGTCGTGTAATAAAAGTTTTTGTTACCAAAATGGATATACTTGTTACGGTGGGAATTCAGGTGCTTACGTTAGAGCAAATATTATTACTAATGGAGAAAATTTTGATCTAGTTGTAGGAAGTGGAGGCATTTCCACAAAAATACCTGAAGATGATAATAATAATGGCAAGGACACTATTTTAATGAATCAAAATAAATTATTACATTTAATTGCAGGAGGAGGACCAGGACCAGGATCAAGAACAACAACACTAACATCAATATCTAATTATGCATTATCACAATATTACATTGATAATAATATTTACGGTTACGTTATTAATTATGCTAACGGTAATCAAGGAAATATTTCTCAATCAAATATTAGTAATTGTGTTAATGGAGCGATATCTCCATATACTTTATGTATCAAAGGTCAGACTTGTGCTTTTTCTGAAGATTACGAATGCCTAATTGAAATTAATGATATTACATTAGAATCAAATAAATTTTCGCCCGGTGGTGGTGCTTGTTGTCAAGATCTGAATTTAGGTCTTACTATGGGAGGAAATGGAGGAATAATAATTTATTACAACACTATTTTGTCACCTAGCGCAAGTTTATCTCCAAGTCCAACTTATAGTGTAACAAATAGTATATCTATTAGCGCTTCAAAAACATCAATTTATTCAATCACAAAAACACCAAGTCTTTCCCCGAGTGTTTCTTATTCACCTTCTACTTCTGATATCTATACTTTTAGAGAATTTACGCAGGAACCTAGTTTTAAAGTTTTTTTCTTTGTTCTAGTTCTACTATTTTTATGTATCATATTTTTTTCATTGGGTATGAAAAAAATGTCAGAAACTAATGAAAGAATGGCAAAAGAAAATATGAACTTGGAAGAACAACTAAAATTTTGTGAATCAAGGAAAGATGAGCAATGTATGCTTTGTTTAACTCTACTCGAGACTTACAAATGCGAAAAATATGATCATTATTATTGTTTTGAATGTCTAAGTCACGATAAAGTTAAATTTACGTGTCCTCTTTGTAAATTCAAATTTATTTATGAAGTATAAAAAAAATTTGGATGATCACGTTAATTAATCATATTCTAAATCTCTCGCTTCGTCATCATCTTTTGCATATTTTGGAATGGCAATTTCTTTAAATTCTCTTATTAATGACAATAAGTACCATAAATTTTGATCTAAATCCTCCTTCACAAAACATAATGAATTAAAATTTATTACACGGGCAATATTTGTAGCATCAGTGTACCCAAAATCTATTTTTATTTCTTGTAAAACATTTGAAAAAGATTTGAATAAAACTTTAATTTGTTCTTTAAATTTAACAGAATTAATTTTAAGGAGATTTTTTCCATTTACTGATACCAAAGTAATATCGTAATCTTCAGCAGCAAGAATTTGTGGTTCATCTTGACTTTCCATATAAAGATCAATTTTTTCAGGAAAAAGGTGTTCCAATTCAAAAATAAAGTGTTCTGACATCTTAAAAGGAATTATTCTATCATGATTCGGACTGAGAACATGGGTAAAAAATAGTTTTTCTTCAGCAACATAAATTTTTATCATAGAGTATTTACAATTTTTATAACTTAATAAGAACCATTCATATTCACAGTTTGTCATATTTTCGTTATCGTCAGTATTTTCGTTATTGTCTGTATTATCTTTATCATCATAGGATTTAAAAGGATTAAAAGAATTACTTATATGTAAACTGGTTGTTAATTTATGAAACGTGAATAATTCTATATTGTTAAGGAATAATTTGATAGATTTAATAAGGTCATCAAGATCTTGGTAAGACAAGGTAATTTTGATTTTATTAGTTTCGTTCAAGTCTTTTGAATTAATAATTGGAGAATTGAAAGTAAAGCGCATTTTTTTTATGTTGGAATTTGTAACCTCGAAATTTATTAATTTTACCTTAAATTTGTCATTTCTGTCACTGCTATCAAAAAATGCACTTAATTCTTTAAACTCCTTTTGAATTAAATCCGTCTCTCGTTTCATATCATCATCAAGAGTAATTGAAATGTTTGGTGTATCAAGTTGTTCGATAACTTTATTTATGATTCTGTTGACTGAATCAGTTTGATTATCAATTTCCCAATAATTTTTGGACGAAAAAGATTTATTTCTGAGATTAACAGCAACTATGGCACCACATATTTCAGTGGCATAAATTATTATTGGGTAAAATAATCCCTTGTTATGTATGCATAGAACGTAGTTAATACCGTTAGGACCATAATGATCAAAAACTAATGAAGCATCTCCGTAATTACGATGATTTTTTGCATCAGCATAGATTTTATCAAATAAATATTTGACGTTGTTATTGTTGTTGTTTGTTGACATTGTTGTTTGGGTGATCAAGTAATTAAATGTAAGTTTGAAAGGTGATAAAAATTTGAAATAATAGCATCTTTTGATAATTATAATTTCAATTTTTTTTTACTGGAAAACAATAAAATTGAAGGTTTATTCTTATTATCCTCAAATTATATAGATAATATTTGTATGTATCTCTTGTCTAGAATACAACATTATAATATCATTGCATGGAAAACACAACACAAAAAAGAGAAAAATTAATAACTTCTGATCGTGTTTATCACAGTATTAAATGGGATAATAGTTATGATGTTAGAAAATGTGAAATTGCGTACTATGACGGTGTTAGAGCAGCAACATTGAAAGAAAATGGAATACAGGAGGATTATACAATTATCCCATTTAGCCAATGGGTACCTATAGACAAGGGCGGAGATATACCATGGCATAAAATATATAAATTCATTTATGATGGAAAAATATTATGGGATCGAACAAATAGATTTTATAATCCAGAATTACGAGAAAATAAAAATAAAAGTAATGTAATGCTGTTACGATTCGATAAAGAAAAAAATAAATGGATATCTGAAAATCCTGAATTAATATGGAAAAATTGCGATAACAAATACATACCGTCAACTTGTAAAATATTATCATGGAACATTTTATTTGACAAGTATGAGACGGATTCTACTCAAATCAAACATCAATTTAAAACAAGATTAACTCACATTTTAGATTGTATTGAAAATGCTAATCCAGATATAATTGCATTGCAGGAAATTACTACAACAATGTTATTTGATCAAATTTTAAAGCATGAAAAATCAAACATTTTAGAAGACTATTACATAACTGATTCAAAATATGCTAATTATGGTCAAATTACTTTGACTAAATATGCTCCAGTATCACAAAATTTAATATCATTATGTGGGAAAAAAACTTATTTACAGATGACATTTTTGGATAGTGATGATAACAGAATAGAATTTTGTAATATTCATTTAACGAGCAATAAACAAAAAGGATCTGAGACAAAAAGATCATTACAATTAAAAACTATTTTAACAAATTTGGAAATGTGCAATCATTGTATTATTGCTGGAGATTTTAATTCACAAAGGGATATTATTATTGATAATAGTAATATTTTGCTCGTAAAAAATAAAATGTTACTTGATTCTTGGAACTTAATAAATAATGGAAATATAGGTTATACTTATGATACTTTTAATAATCCCTTAGCAAAATTACATTCTCATAACGCAATACCAGGACGTTTTGATAGAATATTATTCACTCAAAATAGTTTTAAAGTTAGAGAAACCGTGATAGTGGGTAATAATGATGTAAATGGCGTTTGGTTATCAGATCATTACGGTATTATGACTACATTGATTAATTCAAGTATTGAAATAAACGTACTTGATAATCCAGAATATTTAGAAACATCATCACTATCCTTATCTTTAAGTACTCCAACATTACCAGGTATTGCATTAGCATACATTGTTGATATTAAATATTGGAATTTTATTAATCAATATAGAGAACGTCACGATTCACGTTATAAAATTTGGTGTCCTCATGTTACATTGTATACAAAATATATAAATCTTGAAAATCATTATGATATTAGATCTCGCATTGTACAAATATTAAATGAAAATACACACAAGATTATATTTGATGAAGTTTGTGTATTTGATCATGGAACATCATATACTGTAGTATTGACACCTTCAAAAGAATTTATTAATAAATTAAAAATAATTAAAGGGCAATTGGATTTGCTAATTGGTCGCTCAGATTCTTGTGATTATGTTCCCCATATTTCCTTGGGAAATTTTAAATCAATGACTTCAGCTAGTTCT